GGTACTGTTTGTAATTGTGGTTGTGTTACTCTTATGCCTTTGCCACCATCGTCATCATTATCATCATCATTGATGGCACGTAAAATTAATTCAATCAACACTAAAGCAGCCATGGGATAAAACACCCAGAGGACTGCTACTAGTGGTGAAATTGTATCTGATGCGGCTGATAAGTCGCTCATGGTACGATTCTCTTTAAGTTTATTTAGTTATGTAAAGTATTTAACATAGGTATAAGCACTCACTAGACCCCAGAAAAGGATCATTGCTGCTCTACCGTTGGCTCTCTGCCAGATGATTGCATTAGTCATTAGAATATACCTGGGATAATTTGACCTGTGGTGATGTATGCACCCATTGCAGCAACGAAACCAATCATTGCCATCCATCCGTTAAACTTTTCTGCTTCTGGTGTCATTTGTTTGCTCCTTTTCTTTGATTTTGTTAGGGTTAGAAAGTTCCTGCCTTGCAGGGGTGTAAGAGACCTCAGTATCTAAACGATACCTGGTACGATCCATCCGAATAGACCGTAGTTTATTACTGCTGCTGCAAATCCAATCATCGCTAGACGACCATTGATTAGTTCTGCGTTCTTCCAGTAATCATATCCTTCCATTACCTCGATTGGAGGTTCTGATCCGAACATGTTTTGTCTTCCACCATCTTCGTTAGTGATGCCCAAGCGAGCTCGTGAAGAAGTTGTCATGTTAAGTTGTGTAAAGAACTGTTACATAATTATATAGCAAACATAAAGTTTGTGTCAAGCCCTATAGGTGTTGATACCTACACCATCATGGTTTTTGCTACAGCATTGTGACAGTTATGTAAAATGGAACCATCCAGTAGCTATAATTTTCTCTGAAGTCTCTGACTTCCTACCTCGGTGGTGGTGTGTCCAATCAGACGGCCAGATAACTGTCCTGCATTTCTTGGCAGGAACATAAAGATCTTGATGGAACCACTCGGTGCCACCATCAGGAACGTCATTAAGATATGTCATCCATACAAGATGTCTGTATGTGGATGCTCGTGAAGATGATTGACGTTCACAATGCCATAGGTGGTATCCACCACCAGGCTTATAGTATTGTAAGTTAAAGAACTCTTCCACTTTCCACACTGTAGTCTTAGCAGCAAGTGGAAACTTATCAACGTATCTATTTGCTGCATCATTAAGTGCACCTACAAAGTCTGATACTCTGAGGTCATTGATACCAACGAACACTGCTGTGTCCATTGAGTCTTTGATCTCTGCATTATATAATCCTTGACCATCATCACCAATGGTTTCACCTTGCCATGTAGTAAAGATCTCTTGGTTGTGATAGAAATCTATTAGACCATCTACTATCTTCTCATCCATGTCCTCCATGTAAATGAAATCAGTAGCAGGATGTGCAATCCTACCATCATATAGTATTGGATCTGGATTTAGTTTGGTTACTTCCATGCTGGTCCTTGTATCCATCCGACTAAAGAATTTCTGACTCCTTTCTTAACAGGATTGACTTGATGATAGTCATCTGATTGGAAGAAGATCATTGTACCTGCCTTGAGGGGTATCTCTTGGTTAATAAGTACGAACTCACCACCCTCGAAGTCCTCATTTAATAGGAGAGTGAAAGATATCTTACGGATCTTTTCATTAGGTCTTTTATTTCTACACCACTCTGACTCATCTTGATGCCAATCATATCTATCACCTTCCTCATACTTGGTGACCTGTAATGGTTCCAAGAAATCTATATCAAAGAACCAGTTCGCTGCTTCGTTTACTCTTGTACAATAAGATTTCACAACATCATTGAGTGTTTGAGATTCGATAAAGGATACCTTTGATGTCCTTACACCTTCGATCTCTGTCTCTTCATACTCTGGAGTACCTATTGTATCCTTGATCCTATTAAACTCATCGTCTTCTAGGTCAACTGTTACATAACGATCTCTGTAGTTCATACTGGTCCTCTACTTATAGTTAAAGGTTCTGGTTCTCTTAACATACCCTGTCCTTTACCTGCAAAGTTCATAGAAACAACAACCCTTTGCTTATCACTTTCATTAGGATCTTGACAGTGATGTACAAATGATGGGAAGAATACTATGTCACCTTCCTTTACTTCGGGAGTGAACTCTTGTACCTCACCATTAATATAATCAGGGAAAGGTGAATAGAATGTAGTAGGTTTATGTATCGTAGGATCGAAGTCCACATACATTACTGCTGACACTCCGATAGGACCATGATTATGTACTCCGTGCATCTTTCCACTTCGAGTAGCTTGGTACCACATATTAATGATACGCAATGGTATCGGATAGTCCTCCTGAAACTCATCCAGGATGGGTTCTAATGCCTCTTTAACAACGTAATAGTAGTCTGGTAACACTCCACGCTTATTATTATCATAAAAATCTGACTCCATGTCGTCAAAAGACGTTCTACCACTGGAGGATATGGTTGCTAGGGTACTGCCACCCTTTAACTCACTTAGAATTCTTGGTTTCCACTTCTCCCAATCAGGGATATGGAAACTCTCAATTGGAACTAGAAACATTTTTAATAAACCATTCAGCGTCAACAACAGCAAGAGCTTTCTTCCTATTCTTCTTCATGAATAAGATAGGCTCATGGTCACCAGAGTTTGCTTCTGCCTGTGCATATGCTTCATACACATTTAGTTTCTCTTGGTTCTTGCATTCTATACTAAAGGGGAACTTTTGTCTAGCATCTCTTGCCATTATTAAGTCTTCACCACCTGCACCCATACTCCTAGACTCTATGTCCTCTGGATGTATCTCACGATGTTCTATCAGTTGATCTCTCACCCACTGCTGAAACAAACGTCCTTTAGCTTTGGCACTTTGTGGTCTCATAATATAAGTTCCTCTGGTATACATCTATGTATGTTGATGTTGTAAGAGATAATTGTCTTACGATCTGATGTATTCTTCATGCCACGATGTGTCCAATGAGATGGGAATACTATCAGATCTCCTTCCTTACAATCCAATGTCATAGATTGCATAGTGTAAGGAGATACTACCTGAGTGGGAGCCGATCCACTAGGAAACTCCAGATAATACACACCAGTAAAATGTCTGCCATGAATATGCCAAACATGATTAGATCCTTTTTCATATTGTTGATACCATATTTGATCTACAGAAAAATCCAAGTACCCTAGTTCATCCATGGTCTTGGTTAATGCTTTAAAGAGATATGGTTTGATTACTTCCACCCACTCTCTATCAAAATCAAATGAGAAATCAAAATCATACTGAGAAATGTATGATGTCCCATCATCTAAAGGAGGATCACCAGACTCTGCTATCAAAGACAAGATCTTCTGTCTAATCTTAGGTGGCAAATCATAATGGTCCTTCGCTATACAATCTAGTACAGGAATTTTATCCATAGGTCATGATATTATAGTGAGTTCTCTTGGGTTTGTATTTTAGAACAGGTCTTTTAGCCGCAAGATATATTCTGAGTAGTGTCTCAGAACTCACCGCCATCGTTGTCGATTCTGTCGTAACCAAATTGCTTCTCCTTTTTGTTGTGTTCATGCCATGGATGAATGTAAACGCTTGGGTCTTCTTTAAGAGCATCATCTAATCTTAATGCTAGAGTCTTTAGTTCACTAGCGATCTCTTTTACATGTTCATAATTCATGCCCTGTCTTACCTATATTGTAATTGTTTTGGATTGGATCCTCTTTGATAGAGGAGATTTCTATATGTTCTCTACCATGTCTTTGATAGATAATTTCTTCTACCTCTTCTCTGGTATCACACACTACCTCCTCATGGAAAGTTAAACCATGGGTGACCTCGTTACCAAAGTCTCCTTGCCCATGGATGTGTGTTCGAACTTGTACTTTAAACTTCACGTTCTTTAATGATCTCTTTGACTTTCGCCCAATCTGCATTAAAGATCTGTAAACCTTTCTCCGTTAGGATATGGTTGTACATGCCCCAGAATAATTTAGGTGGCATAGTAACTATGTCTGCTCCAACTTGGAAACAACTTGACACATCATAAACTGATCGTAATGATGCAGCAAGTATCTGTGTGTCTCTTTCGTGTGTCTCAAATGTCTTTACAATATCTCCAACAAGTTTAACACCATCAAAATTATTATCCTGTACTCTACCTACAAATGGTGACACATATTTTGCACCTGCTTTAGCAGCAAGTATTGCTTGTGCTACAGAGAAGATAAGAGTTACATTAACTGGTATCTCATCAGACTTTAAGTCTTTACATGCTTTAAGTCCTTCTATATTACATGGAACCTTGATAGTAATGCTTGGATGTATATTAATATACTCGTCTGCCATGTCTAGCATCTCTTCAGAGGTGTCTCCAGACACTTCAGCAGAAACAGATGCATCCCATGAGAATAAATCACAAATTTGTTTTAGTACTTCTGTTGGATCTTCCCCTGCTTTAAGCATGAGGGAGGGGTTTGTAGTTACTCCATCAATCAGACCAGTATCAACTGCTTTAGTAATCTCATCAACGTTGCTACTGTCTAGGAAGATTTTCATTGCTCTTTTAGTCGTTGCATTATTTAGTAAGGAGG